TGGACCATTTGGTTGACCAGACATATGTTCGACATAATCTTCCCACGTATGGTAATTAATGTCAAAACCATCCCAAGCCATAATAGTATTTTTTACGTCTTCGACAGTAGTAGAAAATTTTTCAGCTGCTGCTTTTAATCCATAAGCAAAAGCATGATCATAAACATCATGCATATATCTTTTTAAAGCTCCCATAGTTACATCCTTAAACAACATTGTGGTGTCCATACATAATTAGAAACGAACGTTTCGCTTCTTGTACGTCCGGTATTTTTTGTTTTTCTTTGGGTTTGATACTGTTGTAGTATTCAATTTCTGACTTAGTATGCTGATACCAACATACAAAATTAGATTCAAAATCTTCTTTAGGATCGTATTCGAATTCCTTTTCATTATACACGTTTACCTCCTCCATTTAGGTTTGTGTGTTTCCCAAGTTGCATAAGGCACTGAGATTTTATTATTAAAAACTTTTTTAGTTTTGATGGCAAGTGTTTCATGTGTCATTGTTTTTTTCATAACAAACAAAACAATAGATGCGCACAAACCACCGACCATAGCAGCAGTTGTGCCAGAAAAAGTGCCATAAAAACAAATAAGTAAAGTTACAGTAATAACAACGTCAACAAAGACGTCATTGCCGATAGCCTTACGACCACCGACTTTAAGCGCTAGCAAAAGCAGCCCTAGCGCGCTCAGTATGCCGACTAGAATCATCGTTCCTCCTTTGCCACATTAGGTAAGCCATGTACGCAAATTGTACAAGTTCAATAAGTATCCACAAAGCTGTGGTGAGTGTTGAGACTATTTGACTCATTTAATCCTCCATAATAGATAAATACCAAGACCTACAAGCACGGCAATGCTTAGTAGTGTAAAAAAGTGTTGCACAGACACTGCAATAGCAATGAGTGCAAGCAATACGATTGAACCAACAATAATTGATTCAGCAAATTCAGATAGCCATTTTGACAACTTCTCCATAGGGTGCCTCCTCTGCACTTGTTGTTATCCATAAAACTGGATAGCTAGGTTGATCAGCAAAGTCATTAGACTCGAGATCAGTTAAATAAACACAAGCTTCAACTTGTGGTAAAAATTCATTTATGTAGTCAACAACTGGCGAAAAGGCTGTTCCGCCTCTGCCACGGTATTTGACTTTAAGAGGTAAATTCTCTCGTGTGTACTCAGTAACTGCTTGTATCTCATGATCAAACTGTACAAAATGTATTTTGTTAGGATTTAAGTCACGTAAGATAGATGCTGTTTCTGAGGTAAACTGTTGTAACTCTTCATCAGACACAGAACCTGAAGTGTCAACAGCAATCGCAATCTCATCAAGAGCCGGGTTGTACATAGAAGGAAGAAACAAACCTTGTCCAATGAATCTTCTATTTGGGCGTACCCAAGAATAATCACTGTCATTGTTTGAACGTAAGAAACGGGCTAGTACTGCACGCCAATCAATCTTAGGTTTGTTAATCCCTTCAATCAGAACTTCCAGACTGCCGGGCAACTTACCAGCAGCTTTGGCTGCTTGCGCGGCTTGGTTAATAGCAACCTTGTCTTGAGCCTCAATGGCAGATTGTTTTTGAGGAGACCCATCCATATCAGGATGATCAAGTACTGCACCCGTTCCCCCCATATCTAAATCAATATTGTCCCACCCCTGAGGAGGTTCAGGTAATTGATTATAGATATGCTCAGATGTTTGGGCACGATACTCTTCAGATATCAATCCGCCATCAGGCAATATAAAACCGCTGTCTTTAAGATAAATGTTAATGGCATAGTCAGCGGCAACATTCCATTTCTTTGGATGTCTTTCTTGTCGTCGAGTATGATGTAGAAAAACTACATGCAAAACTTCGTGAGCAAGAAAGCCTAGTTGTTGCTGTTGAGTAAGCTTAGAAAACCAAGTGGGATTGTAAAACAAATGTTTACCATCGGTTGCACCAGTATCTTGGTCCCACTCAACAGGTTTTAGTCGTAAACATAAAGTACCGAAAAAAGGATTATCCAGTATTAGTTTACTTCTTGCTTTTGTAAATTCATTCATTGACATAATTTTCTTTTTAATACCTCTGATTTACGTTCTTCAAAACGTTTTATATAATGTTGAAGCGTTTCCTCAATTTCTTCTTTCATATGAGGAGGAATATTCAATCTTTCTTTTTCATATTTATCTTTATCCAACCAATAAAAAGGATTGCGATAATGGTATGAACGATCAGAATATTTAATTGTTTTGTCTTCCCAATTAAATTTTCGTTCGATATCAACTTGATAAACTGGTAAAGTTTGATTGGTATAAGGCAGCCAATAAGGTCTTAAATTTTGTGCCCATAATTCAGGGTATGTAGATTTAGCCCAATGGTAATCAAGTTGTTTTTCTTCTTCAGACAATTCTTTAGTACCAGCGTGATACATTTTTGTACCAAAATAAGGTACACCTGAACTCATGCCATACAGCTTAGAACATAAGTAAACAACATGAGGTTCAGGGTAAGTCATCTCACCGTTACGATTTTCATATGCTTTAGGTATGTACCACTTGTAAGCATTAATGTAAGCATAGGAAGTACCGCCACAAAAACGGTACTCTACCCAATCACCAACTTCGTATTTTCTGTCCATAATTAATCCTCTAGTAATTTGTCAGCAAGTAAGACTTCACTAAGATCGTCAAGATTAGCTTGCGCTTGTTCTTTACGCTCTTGCTCGACTTTTTTACGCTCAACTTTTTCATGTACTTTTTGAATGTAACTGTCGTTAACTAAGTCAGCGAGAGTCGGCACAGCTTTGAGTGCTTGATTCAAAGTAGTAAAACTAGTCAAAGTATCTTGAATCCTAGAAATAAAGTCGTATCTTTTGTTATGAAGGTTGTCATTGAACGTCGCAACACGAACAGCTTCTTGATAAGCCGGCTCAGAAAGTGGAACTTTTAGCTTAATTGATTTTTCCCACTTATCACAAAGAAACTCTGGAGCTGCACGCATTGTTGAGAGTTGAAGACCAAAGACGCCTTCATTGTCGTCATCAGTATGAATTTTAACGTAATTTACTTCGTTTCTACTACCAACTTTAGCTTCGTCAAACTGTGAAAACTTTTCTTTATACAAAGCTTGAAAATCTGCAACAGCTGGTTGTACATAAGTATCAAAAACTTTATCACCAAATGTAGGGTCTACCTTTTGCTTGGGGTTTATTTTATCGAATTTATTTTTTGCAGCCTGTTCAATCTCATCCATGAGTCGATTAGACATTCGTACGGTTGCCATATTAATACCTCCTTACAGTATGACACTGGCGTTTTTGTTGATCCAATCCTTTAGATCAGCATGTGTAAGTAATGTTTTGTCTTTGGCTAGACAGCCTTTAACAGCAATTACTTGATACTCAACCGGTAACTTTGTTACTAGTTGCATAATATTTTTTAGTTTAGGCGCTTCTGCACGAGCGGCAATAGCACCTGATAAAGCATATAAGATAGCTGGATTATCGTCAGCTTTTAATTTATATGTTGATGGGTCGTCAATAAGTTTGTCGACATCTGGTAAATCATCAGCAATTTCTTTGAAAGCAACAAACTCACCAGCTGGACCATCACCAACCAAGGCAGCAACACCATAAAAGAAATCTTCTTTGGTAGTTGATTTGTCATAAGTTGCTAGCTTTTTGTCAACAAATGACCAAGACCTTGGAGTTGGAAAAGCATACTCATCAGCACTAAATGAATTTAGTAAGCCGGGTCGGTATTGCAAAAACGAAATGATGGATGAATCAATGTTATTAGCAAATGCCCAGTCCGCCCAAGCTTCAATGGTGGGTTCTAGCTCGTAATGAGCCAGCCTGTTACGGACTGGTGAGGGCATTTGATAAACTGCAGCTGAGTCAGTCAGTCTATTACCTGCTGCAAGAATTGACCACCCATCAGGTAGTGTGTAGTCGCCTACTTGTCTTGTAAGTAGCAATTGCAAAAATGCATTCTGCGTTGCTGGTGGGGCAGTTGGCAACTCGTCAATGAACAACAAGCCACGGTCCCCGTCCCGTTGTGTAATAGGGAACACATCTGGGACAGCCCACTTGGTAAAACGCTTACCAGAATCTTTCAATGATACAATGTGTGGAATACCACGCACATCAACAGGATCAAATAAGTTTGCCCTGAAGTCTAGGATACCAATGCCAAGCTCATTAGCAACTTGGGCTGGTATGTCGGATTTACCGATACCTGGTCCACCCCATATCATGGTGTTTAGACCGGCACGTAAATTAGCTTTGATCTCCGAGACCAAAGTCTTTGGATTTATTTGATGCATGACAATTACCTCCTTTCAATTGGTTCAACATCTTTTACTTTAATTAGCTCGCTTTGTTGAATTTGTTTCATAAAAGCAAGTTTAGCTTCCACATCGAAATCAATACCTTCCTGAAACTCAGGGGCTTTGAACTCAATAGTGATTTGCATATCAGGATACTCGCTACTGTAAAAAGTAGCTCGCCAATATATTTCTTTTAATTTACTCATTTAACAACCCTCAATTCTGGTGTAAATTCAACATCGTAAGTTGGCTTATCAGTAAACCAAGTTGCAATGTAAATTGGTTCTTCATTAATAGATTGTTCTTCTTTATAAGCTTCTATAATATTAGCTAGTTGTGTCATGACGTATTGCAACTCAGGCAAATCATCATGACACGGAAGAAAATCAGTTTTGTAAGCAACTGCTTGGTCACTTAGTCTTGTTAAATTAGGATCGGTAGTGTCTTGGTAATGGGTTGACACCACGATAATCAGATTCGTTAACATACACGAAAACCTCCACTGGCTTGAACAAACTTCTGAAAGTCAACGACATTATCAACATCAAATGGATAACTAGTACGATAATCGTTGTGCTTACCGGTGCCACTGCAACCATTGCATTCGCCTTTGACATACTGATCATCACGTTGACCTGTACCTTCGCAATGAACGCATTCAACTTGTTCAAGCTCGCTAAGAGTGCGACGGTAGTTTGTTTCATATGATTTTGTTGCACCTGTCATAAGATCAACCTTTAATCTATTAGCAATCTTATCAGCTAGCTCTTCATCATACAAATAACCAGAGTTGCTGTGTCCAGCATCTTTATCTTCTTGAGATAAGAATTCATCGCAAGTCTGACACACATAATCCCATAATGGTCGCCACCACCAGACATTGTTTCTAAAATAATAACCTGGGTTATCAGTTTCAAATTTTGCTACTGCGTCGAAATACTGTTGTTTTTCTTCTTCAGTAATTTTATCGAAGTTAGGCATTTCTGGTTGCTCACCAATAATTTTTGGGTTTTCACCATATACATCCATTCCCATAGCACACCTCCTTGTCTAAAAAGGGAAATGCTCGGCTTTTCATCCGAGCGCGGGCTTTTCGTAACCACCGCCATGAGCTTTAATACGTCCTCAAGGTGACGCTACCTAGCTGATACTTTAAGGGAGAATATTAAGCTAGGTCAAAAATCGACTTGGTGTGGTCTTTCGACTTCACATTCATGTCGATTGCTACTTTGAGTGACTGATCCACTACATTGGTGTAGTTCCAATCAGCCAAACGCTGTAGCCTCCTCTCCACTTCGGTTCTGACACGCTTAGTTTCCAACGCAGTCTTGTTGAGACCAAATCTGTTGTCAACTTTAGCAATGACATCTCGAAGCATACGGGCTTTACGTCCAAGACCAATCATACGTTCTTCACGCTCGATCAACCATGTTGGTAGCTCGTCATTGGGATTAGCTTGCTCAGCTTCTTCTTTGTACTCGTACGCAATAGAAGCGAACTCAGCCCATGTTCTGGTGTTGAGTTGCAAGAAACTAATACCAGTAGATTGTGGATCGGTTTCACACATAACAAGTAAGCCTTGTACAATGGTATCAACTTGATTCTCATAGTAAGCTTGCTCTTTGTCGGCATTATCGCCTGCAAAAGTAACAGGGCTATCTTTCTTGTCTTCAAAGACTTTCATGATGCCATCAACGCGCAAGGCATTGAAGGTTGGTTTACCATCGACATCCAGAGCATATTTCTTGAAGAAATAATCTGGTAGTTGTATGGCGTCTGGTCGAGCACGTTCTTCCGCACCCTCTGGATCGCCCATAGTATCGTCATTGTACATGTCGTCAGTAGTCTCGACTGCTGGGACAAGTTCCTCGCGTTCGACATCGAAGATGTCTGAAGTTTTTGGTTTAGCCATTTGAACCTCCTATTGTAGTAGCTAAATTTATACTCGTTTCAGCTTGCATATCAAGTTCAGCTTGCTCTGCAAGTTTAAGGATTTCGTAATTTACAGGTACTTCATTCATATAAACCTCCTTATATAAATAAATGAATTACATACATTAAGTACACCACAATCGGGTGAGGGCGGAGCCCTTACTCGCTCATGCACATTAAAAGCACAGTAGCACGAGTGTCACTGTGACATAAAAAAACCCAGACGATCTTTTCACTTGCACTAGTACAAGCGGGTCCCGTCTGGGTCTGGTGAGAGTCCTCAGCTCACCACTGCCACTGACTGCAGTCAGCGCCCCTACATAGTTACTGGGTCGGGGGAGACCACTGACGGAGCGCTACTCCGTATGTTTGACTTGATGTTGTAAATCTCGCCATTCAGCTTTAGTTAATTCTTGGGCAGCATGGTTAAAAGAACTTGCTAAAAGCCCAAAACCAAGTACAAACCCAAGCATAAATGCAAATAAAAGTTCCATAATTCTCCCTATTAAAATATACCGAGCTTTCGACGCACGCGTCTACTCACTCGGTTGTTGATGTTACGCAGCTTCTTGCTTTCTCTCAATAACTCTGAGGAAAACTTTTACTGGCTCACCTTGTGCGTCAGTTGGCACTGGTACATCGAAATGCAAAGTTAGACTGTCATCTTTGTTGGTAGTTGCAATACCAATCTCTCTGCTTCTCTTTTTGCCTTCGGCACCGTTTTTTAAGATATATAATGAATACATATTAATTTCTCCTTGTAATGTATTTAATGACCTAATTCACCCGAACTAGATACATATCTGACACTAAAATAGCCAGCAACCGGAGGTTACTGGCTACTTAGTCCGAGACGATAAACGTCTCTAAGGATTCTAGGAAACTCACGTTTCCAAATTCCTTTATCTTGGTTATGGGTAAACTCTCCAGCGGTAGCGCAGAGAGCTTGCCATAACTCAGGGTTCTGCTTAAAAGAAGATAAAACCAGTTTCTGCATTAAATTTAGATTCCAGTTATTATCTTTCTTAGCAGGTTTACCAACAAACTTAGTGCCAGCCGACCAAGGCTTACAATAAGTTCGTTTATCAAAGACACCGCTTTTCCAGGATTGGTAAGCGTGCTCAACGCTTACGTACTCTCTACCAAGACGGTCCTTAAATCTACGCTCGGCTAAATTACTTAACCAAGCGTTTTCATTCGTTCCATACCATATATTCATACTTCTTCCTTATTTACATATTTCTTTAACACATCACCATGGCAGGGCAATGGTGCACAAAAACAAACTAAATTCTTACCTCTCAACTCAGGTAGAGCGGTGAGAAGATGGGGCGAGGATAATAAATACTCTTCATATTTAGCAATAACCTCGGCACGCGAACCATGGGCACCGATACGGAAAGGGTTGCCCCATTTCGAACCTCTACCAATATATACATCATTTTCTTCTCTTTTATCTTTATACTTATTTTTAATAACCATAATTACTCCATTAATTACACAATTAACACCAAAATAACTGTTAATCGGGACGATAACAGTTATCCAGCTGTAACATTTTAACGAAAGAATGCGGCTTTCAGCCGATATGTTACAGCTGTTACAGCTAAAAAATCACAAGTGTAACATCGGAAAGGTGCATGGATAGAGGCTTTTGGGAATTCTGTTACATGTTACAGTAAAAAACGAACTTCGTAGGCAGAACAACGAACCACGGTCGACTCTGTACAACCTAAAAGTTGATTTTGCTGTAACTTTGTAACATTTTGCAACGCAAGGTATCCCAAACCCTTATGTTGGCTGAGCAAAACCCTGTTACAGAAGTAGTGTTACACATGGGCTTAGGACGTGTAACATCTGTAACATTTTTTCAGCACAGCACAACGCACATCCACATCACTCCGTGATGATAGTAGTAGCACACGCACGATGATAGTAATAAAAAAAAGAATGGGGGACCGAAGCCCCCCTACGAGGTTACTCTTTTGGAAGAGTAAAGAAGAATTTATAGAGCATGTACCAGCTAACGAATGTGCTGATGATAAGTAACGCTACCCATACACAGAGTAGTCCAAGAAAAATGTCTAACATTTATTCCTCCGGGTTAAGTAATAAAATAGCCTTACCGCAGACAAAAGAGATCATCCCCACTGTGAACCAAATAAAGAGTTCAAGTATAGACTGCTGACCTACGTAGTTGAGTATGTCATGAGTAAGTAAAGCGAAAAGTACTAGTGATCCCGAAAAGACCACTAGTAAGACTACGTTAGAGAAGAACTGCATTCTAGTCATAAGTCCATCTCCATTTGCACTGGCCCTTGCGGAACAGTCGTATTATTTTTATCCCGAACAGGGTTACGATACTCAGGATCGTTAGCGATTTCCTCGTACTTAAGGGTACAAGTTTTACTACCATAACCTAAGGCCATGTAATCTCTAGCTTCGTTGCTAGCGTTAACGATACTATTCTTAGTATCTGCAAATGCTTCTCTACTATTGTTGATGATAGTAGGTACAGTTTTCTTAGCAGAAGAATAAACCTTCTTACTAACGTGGTTGGTAAGAGCAACTGCCTCACCGATTTTAAAGAATATATTTTTCATATAAGTCCTCGTATATATAAATTAACATAAGTAACACCCATTACTTACACTTGATACACTACAATAGCGCGCCATGGAACATGGCGTGATATCCACGGACCACTAAGCCCGAGTGGCGTTTGAACGAAAAAAGAAAAGAGAAAAAACCAATACAAGGTTCCAAACGATGAAACCAGAACTGTGAATTACAGATGTCGAAAAGGGGGAAGGGGGTCTGTGTTGGCAGGGGGGGAGAAGATGACAGCGGAATATAAAATTCGCTTTTTCAAAAAAATTTTTGTAATATTTTTTCATGGAAAAGCACCTTTGCAAAGAGTGCAGAAAAGAGCTTAAGGAAGATCACTTTGAATTCTTCAAAAAAAAGTATGGGCTCTACCGCCGAAAAACTTGCAAAAAGTGTTACTATGAACTTCGCAATAAGACCCGATCGTCCTCACCCTATAACTATTTAAAAATTGTGCTACAGCAACTTAAATCAAAAAGGGTGAAAGAAGGAATAGAGTGGGAACTAACTTGGGAAGAACTTTGTGAGCTTTGGGACGACCAAGAAAGTCTTTGCGCTTTATCAGGAGTATTGATGACACATAGGAAAGGAGAAGGTCGACAAGAGATGAACGCGACCATTGACCGTGTAGATGGAGACGGACCGTATACCAAGGACAACGTTCAACTGGTTTGCCATCGCGCGAACCTAATTAAACACACTATGACCGAGGACGACTTGTATTGGTGGTGCCGCAATATAGTGACAAACAAAGAGAAAATCTAATATAATTCAATTTTATGGCTTTACTAAAAGAAAACGAAGATGTCAATAATATAACAGAGGAGGAAAGAGAAGAGATGCGTTCTCACTTTCCTTATGCTGGAGTTCACTTAGGGGAGCTGTCCGTTCAAGAAGAACGTCTACTTTTGTTCCATCTTCGTGGTTTAAGTAAAGCGGCCGCCGGTCGAGCAGCAGGCTATCGCGATCAAGACCACGTGTATCAGTTGTTTAAGAAACCAAAAATGCA